AAATCCGTTGATTAATCCTTCAATGAGCGCCTTGCCTATCTCAATCATTTTAGTAGCCGGAGACTTGATCCCGAAAAATCCCCGTATAGTATCCCATATCGCCTGAGCAACGTTCTGTGCATTCGTTTTTACCGTCTCAATATATCCCGTTATCCCGTTGCTAATCCCCTCCAAAATCGATTGCCCCGTTGCCTTCCAATCTGTGTTTGTGAAGAAACTTTTGATATCCTCGATCCACCCGCTGAATTTTTCCTTTAAACTGTTCCAAATTATCTCCGCAGTACTGGATATCGCCGACCATGCTGTATCCCAAATCTCTCGAAGCTTTTCCCCAAACGTATACCAGTCGCCCTCCCGCGCCGCCTGAAAAGCTTCTAAAAGCGTGCTTATTTGCGTAGTAACATACGAAACTACCCCTGAAATCGCATTCCACACTGTGTCCCACTTTTCACGTAACCACTCAACCGCGCTAGGTATGTTCACGTTCAACCACTCCCATAACCCACTTAAAGCAGGTTGTATTGTCCCATTCCATACAGACGTCAACGTATCTCGTATACCGCCCCAATTGCCTGCCCATGCAGCCCCTAATAGCCCAACTGCTATCACTATCAATCCTAATGGACTCGCCACTAGTGATAATAAACTCGCCACTTCAGATAAAATCGCAAATCCACCAAAAACTACTGCAATAGCCGTTATTGCTCCAACTATTTCATTCTGATGTTCAACTAACCAGCTAAACACGTCCTGCAATATGGGTGCAAACTTATCATATAACTCACCTGCACGACCACTAAACGCCCCTAACGCTTCCCTAAACTTGTCCGAAAACGGGCCGGCTTCCGCTAATGATATGCCTAAGTTAACTACCTTGCTAACCAAATCGCCTAATTCGTCCCCCAACTCTTTCAATTTATCGCGCCCGGGTCCCATTAGCCAATCGCTAAACTTCTGCACTAACGACTTCAACGCGTTGAATGCACCACTAAACAATTCCCGCAGCCCAATATCTTTGAAATCACTCAATGCACCGGTAAACCCTTGCCAACTTCCTTTCATCCTATCTACCGCACCACCAAAATCCCTGTTCGATATCTCGATAAACTTCGCAATAAAATCACTCGAAGAAATTGCCTCCGTCCCCACATCCCCTAAGCTATATCCCATTTCTCCCAAAATGGAATTCACATCTACACCAGCATTCATAAGCTGACGTAAATCCTGCATCAGTAATTTGTCAGACAAATTAATCTGACCCAACGCGTACGATACTCCCCCAATCTGCTCAGAAGTCATCCCAGACCCTGCCCCCATATCCAATAAGGCTTGTGTCATTTCTTTGGCTTGGTCTATAGGAAAACCATACATCAGCATTTGCTTGAACGAATCGCTAACCTGGCTTGTCGCATACGGAGATTCAATAGCTAATTTTTCTATCCAATCCAATAACTCTTGTGTTTTCCCACCAGCTTGATCTAGCGCATCGCTCATCGAAAGCGCCCCGTCGCTCGTATTGCGCAATTCCCGTGCCACCAGCGTCTGCATCGTCATGCCAAGAGATTCAAAACTCGAAACAGAATTAAAAGCCTCAGCCCCTAACTGCTTTAACCCATCTATCGCCCGCGTAAACACCTCTGAAGTCAAATAGCCGATAGCATTAGCCCCCGCTAATTGTATCGTGCTAAACGCACCCTTTATACCCGATACCGCCTCATTTACATCAGCCCCAATGACTACCGCTAACTCCGCCGCCTTGATTGCCATTCTTCTGCCTTCCTCTCAGCATTCTCTGCCTCAATTGCTACCTCTAACCAATATATCGGTTGTTCTAACAATTCCCACGGCGCCGTTTTCAAATACCTCGCCGCCCGTATTACCAAATACCAATAAGGCGGTTCACCAATTTTCCCCTCGCTCACCAGCCACCGCTTTAAGCTGGCGCATTCACCACGTTTGGGCGCATATCCTCCGTAATTCCCTTAACCATCACCACCAATAAATCAACCGGCATTTGCAACAATGTTTCCTCACTCACCGCCAGCGGTTTGCCATCATCCCCCTCAATATCCCATTGCATTACCAATCGCCCTAACAATTGCACAATCGCTGTCACCGGCTTTTCCTGTCCATCTGCAACCATTCCCTCTACTTCCGCCGTAAACTTTGCCGGGCAATATACAATATTCACCCTTCCATACTGAGTATCCAACGACAGCGTCTTGCTCTTATTCTTCAATTCATTAAGTTTCACCTTGTACCTCCAAAGAAAAGCTCTCAGTCGTCAACTATCAGCCATCAGTAAAATAGCTGACAGCCGATAGCTGATAACTAAAGTGCACTCACAGCCGCAGTCACATCGATCTGAAATGACTTACCCCATGTTCCGTCATGAATGCCTTGAAGCGTATACTTCACCAGATAAATTCCGTCCTCATCGCTGAACTCACCCACCTCCTTGATCTGCGCTGGGAAGTCGATCTGGAATGTATTCTTATACGTATCCTCAATTGTGTCCCCCTCTGCCTTCACCCGAAACCACTTTGTTGATCCTGCCCGCATCGTTGCGATCAGCCCTAGCCCAGTCGTATCAGTTGCCAAACTCAATGTTGCTTCCAGCGATGGTTCGGTTTCCAAAGTCACCGGATCTTGCCCAACCGGCCATATTAGTCCGATTTTATCTGTCAACTTCCAGCCCAAAGAAAAGCCTCGGGTAATTGCCGTAGCGCTTGCCAAGCCTTCCTGCGAATCCGCCATATAGAACTTCAAATGTGCCGGTAAAACCGGTTTTGGAGTCATACTCGTCGAGCTGCCGGTTAATGAAACTCCTGTTTCCAACGCTTTCCCTATGGCGCTCCCGCTTAAGCTCACCTCATCCCTGCTGAACGTCAATTCTAACCCGCTCACTTGCATACCTGCTACCCGCCAAGCCGTGTTACCATCTCCCTGTTCCACCGTAAACGTCTTCCCAGCATCCTCGCCGTCCGTATCACTGGTAAACGTCCATTTGTATGCTGTGGTCGACTCCTGCTGCACTGGCACCGGTTGGCTCAATAACGAGACCAATAAATATAAAATTTCGTTATACGTCAGCTTCCCTTCCAGACTTGCTTCGCTCCATTCCTTATTCAATGTGACAAAACTAGCATATTTATTCCCCGCAGCCCTGAACGCATCTGCTTCCGCCTTCACCGATGGAACAATCGAGGTTGCCAGCAACTTCTTGGCAGCCGCAACTGGTGTTCCAGGCGTAGTTTCTATCCCGATCTGTACTGTTTGAAAAATAGATGCTTTTTCGCTCATCATTTACCTCACTTATTGAGTATATAGTCTGAATTCCAAAAGTATTGCCTTAAACACGCGGTCGCCTTCCTCTTCAGAACGCCGCACCGTGCTTTCATATACCGCTCCGATAACACCGGTGCCACTTGCCTTATGCACCACCGCCCGCACCCGATCTGCAATCGATTCCAGTGACAAATAGCTTGCTCCATCATCCCACAAAGTCACCTGCCACAACTCGTCATCCATGATCCGGTCAGCGCTCCAATTACTCACCGGGACTGATGACACCGCTGCAATGACTGCAAAAGGATACTGAGTATCCGAGGGGGCAGCGTCCACAAACACCCGTCCGCCCAATGAGGCAGCTAATTGGCTGTCCGTGGTTAGCTTGCTATACAGCCATTTGTCCCCATTCAGCGCCGTCATCGCAATTTCTCCTCCAGCCGTTGGCACGCTGCAAAAAACGCCGAAGCAACCTTCTCCGCTGCTGGGCGCATATACGGCTTCGCTCTCCGTCGCCGCGTCCCATATTCCACAAAAACGGCATAATCCGTATGTGGCGCAATAATGGCGCTTGTTTTCGTCGGTAATTCTGTCGTAATACTATTTTTCAACGTTCCGGTAACTACAGGTACAACGGCTTTCGCATTCGCTTCTACATCGAATGCCGCCTTCTGTACAATCAAACTCACAGCCTCCNNTTCGCCGCAATCTTAGGCAGGTGGTTATACTTGATTACAATCTTTGCGTTTGCTCTTGCCATAATTCACATCAAATCAGTAATAAAATCCTGAATATCTTGTTCATCCTGTTAAATTCCCGGTTACTTCTAAATACCCTGTGTGACACCATAGCGTACATCCTTCCCACTTTAACAGACACGCCCACTCGCCGCTAACCTCCAATACGGTCTTCTCAGTATCTCCTGGAAGCAACTTCCCAACCACCGCATATTTCAGACCGGGACCGTTGCGGATATTCACATAATCATTCCCTGCCTTCAACTTCACCTTACTCCCTTCGCCCAGTGTTGGAAGAAGGGTCGGAGATGAAGGCTCTTCGCTGACAGCTTCCATAAACGGCATCGGATCCCTCGCCCCCTGCGGATAACCATTCAAGATTGCTCCCGGTACCCTTAACTCGAAATGCAAATGCGGACCCGTGCTGTTGCCTGTCGATCCGCTGTATCCTATGATTTCGCCCTTGCTTACTGGCTGTCCGGTTTTCTTCACCATCTGCGACATATGCCCATACAACGTTTGGAAATCCCCATGCTCGATCTTGATATAATTGCCATACCCAGTCTTATCAAGCGCCGAAGATAGCACAATCCCCTCCGCAGCCGCCCGGATCGGCGTCCCCAATGGACATCCAAAGTCGATACCATTATGCCCTGCCTGCCCAAAACGTGCATAATCAGACGGGTTATCCCCGAATAATTGGGTGATCGGCGTAGATGCATCTACCGGCCAGCCCAAAACGATATTCGTCATATTAAACATCAGCCAGCATCCTTTTGGTTGATTTTCTTGGTGGCGGTGTATAACCTAATTCCTGAATGAAATTCCTCAACTCATTGATCTCTTCCTCCAGATAAGCAATCTGGCGGTCTTTTTTCGCCAGGTCATCTTCCATCTTTTTGATCTGATTGTTTTTCATAACTTCGCCTGCCTCCAGTACCTTGATCCGCTCATCTTGTTTTTGGAGTTTCTCTTGCAGTTCATCGAGCAAACCCTTCCAAATCCTGCCCAGCGTTTCGGTTGTATCCGCTTCCACTTTAGCAGTTTCCACTTTCCCCCGTCTGCGATTCAGCCAAGCATTAATCAACGCCTGGATCACCGCGCCAACCCCTAGGGCAGTCATCAATGCAATCACATCACCAAAGGCGATCATTTCGCTTCTAACACCTTAGCCGCCGAATACCCCGTTCATTCCTTCAACATTTTCACCGCTGCTTCCACTAGGTTAGTTATTTGTATTTCCGTAAACGGTAAATTCTTTTGAATGCAAAAGTCAGTCGCCTGTTGGATTACGTATCTTTGAAGTCCTTCGGCTGTTACAGTCCCGGCAATAGCAGGATTTTGGGCTACGGCATTTACACTTTGACGGATAAAATCCTTCAACCATTCGTATTGCTTCTCGCCAATTTTCACCTTCACCTGTGATTGCAGTGCATTCAGCAAATATGCTCCATACACACCAATCGCTGCCACAGCTAACTTCAAAACTGCTTCAACTGCCTGGTAAAGCAGTCCATTCAAATCCACTTTCGATTCCTGCATCGGGCTTGCCGCAATCAACAGCGAAGCAATCACCACAACCAATATAATTTTTATAGCCTTACCTTTGTTATTCATTCTATCCTCCGCAAAAAACAATCCTGTTTATCCCTTACATCCTATTGAATTCTGTTGCACATTACTCTCAGCGCCGTCTTCTCGCTGCATTCTTTGATCTCCACCACTTCATACTGAATACCTGCTATTTGTAACTGGTTACTCTCATTCACGTTGGTATCCCAGGGTAAAGTTATCACGTATTCAGCTACTGGAGTAACCTTTCCGCCAATAATACTTTCACGCCCCGCTTGCGAATTAGGCGCAATCCGTCCTTTCACCGTTTCTGTCGTGTCCAGCGTTTCCGTATATCCTCCTGCGCTGTCAGAAGTCTTTACTCGGCTCTGCACATAAACAGTCTCAGTCATCATCTTTTCTTGGTCGACCCGCATCTTTTTCAAATCACTCGTCATAACTCAAGTCCTCTCTCGCCTGTGGAATAAACCGTACCTGCTGTTTCTTTCGATACTCAGCCGCCAATTCCCGGTAAGCCTCCGCCTTTTGGCTTCGATGTCGGGTCGCTCCGTCCGCCGTATAATCGAATTCCATCGAAACCTTAGCTGCCATAACCTCTAGTAAATCCGCGCTTGCTCCAAACAAATCATATGACCATCCAGTCAAATACACAGCAGTTTGTGAATTTGCAAAAGTCCACCTGCCCGAAATAAAATCTGCTGCGCTCGCTGTCAGTTCCGAATACTGAGTATCCACTAGCGCAGCATTGCCTTCCCAATGTCCAAATGGCGCTGTCCAGGTCTTATACACCACAACGCCGGCCTCGTAGCTTTTCAATCCCCTCAGTGGCATATACCGCACTTCCCATCGGTGTGTATCCATCACGTTCTGGATTTCCTGATCCGTTACCGCCTGGTCAACACCCGCGGGGTCGCCAATCAGCGTTCTTACCTGTGTGATCAAATCCGCCATACTTAGTCTTACGGTCATAGATTCTTATCCTCTGGTGACTGATAACCGATAGCTGATAACTTGTTGTTCTAGCTCTTCCTCAAAATCAATGCTATAAAAATCTTGGTTGAAAGATCTGTGGCGCTGGTTTGCTGAATTTGATCGTCCACTGTAATGGTGCTTTCGAACAGTGATGCTTTGTCGCCCACATCCGCGGCGACCGTCCCGGTCACAGACAGAACCACATCCCCCACGTTCACCCCAGTCATCGTGCAAGCGCCAGCCCCGTTTTTACCTTCAAAACTGATAATATCCAGATTTGCCGTCACAACTGCCAAATTCGCCGGAGTAATCGCTCGCTCAGTATCTACGCCTGCAATTGCCTCCGCGCTAGTTGCTAGCTCCACAATTCCCTTGGCGGTTGCGCTTGCTACTTTCGCCTGCAATCCCGCTGGTGTCACACCTTTGGTTGCATCAGTACCGGCAATAGTTTCTTGGCTAGATGCCAATTCAATCAGCGTTGCGTTTTCAATAGTTTCAAAATTTTTATTCAATTGCTCTTGCCAATCAATGCCTTGAATTCTCGCAAAATCTAGCGTCATGCCTCACCTTCCTTTTCTTCTGCAATCTCAGCTTTCTTATCATGTCCACCTGCATGTTTTTCACGAGCCGGAGTGGTTACCGGCTCTTTAACCTTCTTATACCCTGCACGTAAATAAAAATTTGCATCATTTTCTGACACATCAATAGTGATGCCGTCCAAAGTCAGTTTCATAATACGCATCCTTCTATAACAACAACTAACAACCGTAGTAACGACTTTAGTCGTTCTATTTTGATTTTCTCTTCGTAGTAACGACTTTAGTCGTCATCAAGCTTTTCCTTCCTAACTGTCCTTAATATGGCTATAAATCCCAAGCACTTTGTTGTCATAAACAAAGGCATCATGGTATAGCCTGTACTGTACCTTATAGGCATCCATATCCTGATTTTCATCTGGAGTGAATATCTTTATTTGTGCATGTTTGGTCGCCTGCAAAACAGCCGAGGGATAAATGATCATGAAATTGATGTCACGTCCTGTGCTGGCTGTTTTCGAATATCCGCCCGCTGTTCCAGTCGATCCAGCATCCAGGGTGATCCCTTTGTAAAAGCGGGTCTGCGGGACCATAATCAAGTCCATTCCATCGAACCGTAAAACACGCCGATCTACAGCATTTTCGTTTGCCAAAGTGCGAGACACAGCCGCTTCGATCATTCCCTTCACTGTATCTGAAACATAAAGGATGCGCCCTTCTTCAGGAACACTTGCAGCGTTCAAAGCCGCCTTGGCGGTATCGATTGCTGTCAAAACAGTATCCTTAGTTAAAGTTGCTGGAGTACCCACTTGCTGAATGCCGCTCCAAGAAGCGTATTTCGAAAAACGGTATGCGTCCACTTCTGGTGCTACCTGCGTCCGGATAAATTCACCCGCCAAAGTCCCGAAAGCTTCACCAAGTGATTCTTCATCATCCATCCGGTCAATACTGAATTCCCGCCCACGCGAAGCCGCCAATGTCAGGGCTTCCCAACTCCCGGTAATCTCCCCAACGGGATATCCATTCGTACGGCTATATGTTCCCAAACCAACAATCGATGTCTTGAACACCTTCACAACCGAAGCCCCCGCAAAATCAATCGGCTTGGTTCTTGCATCCATCCGGGCGGTCAGAGAAGCCGCCTTATAAACTTCATCCAAAATTGGCTGAAATTTTGTTACCAGATCAATAGTTTGTGTCATTGTTTATTCTCCTCTTTTATTTCTTTTCCTCTACAGGCAATCCCGCTGCCCTGCGTGCCGCATTCATAACCACGTCAGACGAATCTCCGCCATGGTTCTTGGCATGGTTGCTTGCACTGCTCCCCGATCCAACTAGCCAGGGCTTCTCTTTCACCAAATCACGCAGCAACTGCTCAGTATTTGCGGGGGTGCCTTCTTTGTTAAATTCCAGTTTGCTCGTATCCAGTAATTTGTATGCGGCATCCGGGTCCACAATTCCTAACTTCCCTGCCGCCAGCATCACCTCATACTGAACAATCTGAGCTTTTTGTTGATTGGTGAGTATCTCGTTATTTTTGGTTAACTCAGCAATCTTTTCTTGTGCTTTCTGTAAATCCGTTTTTTGTCCGTCATCGATGGTTTTCAACCGGTTCAAAGCAGTCTGAGCATCTTCCACCTTGTCAAAACCTAATTTCTTCAACAGGCTTCCTTCTGCCTGCCTCGCCCGCTCGCCAAACATCCGATTCAACTCATCCTGTGTATAACTTTTGGCATCGGCGCCAGCTCCGTTACTGTTGGGGGGAATCTCGCTATTTCCAGAATTGCTTTTGTCCATATTTCCAGAACCACCCGTATTGCCACCTCCGGAATTTCCGCCTGCCCCGCTTTTATCTGCATCGTAATAAATGCCTTTCCCAATCATCATCTTCCATTCCTCCCGGCTTATCCCGCCGCCGTAGCGTTAAAATAAAGTCGCCCGACACTTCCTCTTTTGAGAAAAATGTGTCGGGCGGAAACGACAAAATACCGCTATTCAATTGTCAATATTATAACACATATCTTCTTACAAAAATCAATAAAGTATTGAATTCAATACCTTAATCTGCTATAATATCACTGAGCCAGTGGTGTATTCTGCCCAAAAGCACAGCCGCAAGGCAGGATTGAGGTGGCGGGCGGCCTCGAATGGCTCTTTTTTATTTTCCCTTTCCATGAGCACGTCGAAACGTCAAAACAAATGGGTTTGATCCAGGTGGATGCGAAACAACCACAGCCCACCATTTATTATTTTCATC